TCAGGAACGGTTATGTGATCTGAAAGAAAAGGTATCACTTCATAAAAAGGGTGATATCTATTACATCTCCCAGTTCACCCGTTCCAAGACTGGTACCAGTTTTTCAGAAATTAAACAGTCGGAGGAACTTGCATCATTCTTTGCAGAGAGAGCGTGTGAGTTTCTCTACCGCTTTCTTGTAGGGGGATGTGAAGGATGGTGTATAGTCACCACACCGCGACGGAGACACTACGAGGGCTTTCATTTTGCAACCTCTATCTGCACGAAAATAGCTGGGGCGGTGAAAATACCATTCTATGAGAATGCAATTCAGTGCCTAACTAAAGATAGATTGAATCCGGAATTCTTTCTTCTTCGTCCGATAAGGGAAAAGAAGATAATAGTGTACGATGACATATTAACAACCGGCAGTACATTACTTGCCACCTATGAGCTTTTAAAAGATAGAGAGCAGCTTCTTTTTCTCATAGGAATAAACAATAATTGATATGGGAAAGCGAGAGGAACCATTAACATTTAAGCAAGAGAAATTCTGTAAATATTACGTTGATACAGAAGGTAATGCAAGTGAAGCATATAGAATGTCTTATAATACTTCCAACATGAAGCCTGAAACGATTTGGAGTGCTGCCAGTAGACTATTAGCAAATAGCAAGGTTAGTACAAGGATAAATGAGATTAAGCAACAGAGGGCGAAAGAGTCTGAAGTAGAGAGGAAAACTGTTGAGAGGGTGTTAATGGATATAGTGCTTGCCAATCCCGATGATCTTCATTTTGTTGACCCTGCAACCGGGAAAACCAAAATGAGAACTCCTTCCCAACTTCCAAAACGTGCCCGTAACGCATTGAAGAAGATACAGAATAAGAGAGGAGAAGTTACCTATGAGTTCAACGGCAAGACAGAAGCGGCCCGGATATTAGGTGCTTGGAATGGATGGGAAGCAGATAAGAATGTTAACATCAAAGGTGGTGAGGGAAATAAAATCGGTGAACTTCGTATCGGCTTTGATGAAAATGGAGATTCGGAAGAATAGAACAATTTGAACTGCAAAATCCCGTATTTTCCTTGCGGAGAAACCTTACTTTTAGAACAATATGGTTATAAATTATAAGAAGCTAAATCCGAATGGATTCTATCTATTGAAGTACTTGAATGATGAGACTATCCGTTTCATTATCTTGTATGGTGGCTCATCTTCCGGTAAATCGTACAGTGTTGCACAAACTATACTGATACAGACATTACAGGACGGTGAGAACACTCTTGTTATGCGTAAGGTAGGAGCTTCTATACTCAAAACCATTTATGAAGATTATAAAGTCGCTGCGGCCGGTCTTGGCATATCCCATTTGTTCAAGTTCCAACAGAATACTATTAAATGTCTGGTTAATGGAGCTAAGATAGATTTCTCCGGTCTTGACGATCCGGAGAAGATAAAAGGTATCTCCAACTATAAGCGTGTTCAGTTAGAGGAATGGTCAGAGTTCGAGCATCCGGATTTCAAGCAGCTACGTAAGCGTTTGCGTGGTAAGAAAGGCCAGCAGATTATTTGTACCTTTAACCCGATCAGTGAGAGCCACTGGATAAAGAAAGAGTTCATAGACAAAGACAAATGGCATGATGTGCCGATGTCTGTAACTATTGCCGGTAAAGAGTTACCGGAAGAACTTACTAAGGTTAAATCCGTAAAGAAGAATGCGCCTCGGCAAATACTTAATCCTCGTACAAAGCAAATCGAGGAACAGGACTCAAATACAGTTATTATCCAATCTACCTACCTGAATAATTTTTGGGTGGTCGGTAGTCCTGACGGTACGTATGGTTTCTATGATGAGCAATGTGTGGCCGACTTTGAATATGATAGGGTTCACGATCCGGATTATTATAATGTGTACGCATTGGGAGAGTGGGGTGTTATTCGTACCGGTAGCGAGTTCTTCGGTTCCTTCAATCGTGGCAAACATTCCGGTGAACATAAATATGTCCCGGATCTGCCTATTCATATATCAGTAGATAATAACGTACTGCCATATATCAGTGTATCATATTGGCAAGTAGATTTCACTACCGGTACCAAGGTTTGGCAGTTCCATGAGACATGTGCCGAAAGCCCGAACAACACAGTGAAGAAATCTTCTAAGCTTGTAGCAAAGTATCTGAAATCCATTCAATATTCAGATAAACTATGCATACACGGTGACGCCTCAACGAAATCCGCTAATAGTTTCGATGACGAGAAACGTTCCTGGATGGATTTATTCATAGATACATTGCAGAAAGAAGGATTCGAGATTGAAGATAAGGTAGGCAATAAGAATCCGAGTGTTGCCATGACTGGTGAGTTTATCAATGCTATCTTTGATTGTACTGTTCCTGGCATAGAGATATACATTGACGAATCATGTTCGGTATCTATCGAGGACTACATGAGTGTACAGAAGGATGCTAACGGTGCCATTCTTAAAACCAAGGTCAAGAATAAAACTACTTTGCAAACTTATGAGGAACATGGGCATTTATCCGATACATTCCGATATGTTGTAGTAGATTTATGCAATGAACAGTATATTGAGTTCAGTAACCGAAGAAAAAGGAACTTGTATGGAAATAAAGGAGTGTTTTCATTTTTTAATCCGGATAAGGAATATACATACGACAATAAAATTGTTTATTTCATTCCATATATCAATAGTAAGTTTATTCTCCTTCAGGTTTTCCAGTGTGGTAGTAAATGGCATTTGGTAGATGTTGCATTTAGGCAGCAGGAATCCATAGAGGATGTAAAAGAATCAATTGTAAGTCATGATGCGTCAAAATATGTAGCTGAATGTTCAAGTGCATTCTTCTCTATGATTAGAGAAATTAGAAAGGTTCTTCCAAGTGTCAAGGTATTGCCTGAGTATGCAGATGTTGACAGAAGGATAGCAGCTACATCTGACTTCATCAAGGAGAATATCTTATTATCGAGTAGTAAATTGGACGAATCAGATGAATATAGCTCTTTTTTATCTAATGTTTTGGATTATAATTTGGATAGTGAAGAGAAAGAGGGAAGTACTGCGTTAAGTGGTTTAGCATATTATCTAATAAAATTAGGCTCACATTGATATGTCTTGTAAGTCGTTGACAGATAGTGAGTAATACCCGTTTTTATTCTTACTCTAATTTCCAAGATTTTGCGATTTTGAGAAACCGTTTATTCTTCTACATATATTTGCCACAAACAGAATCAATATGGCATTTTTCGGATTGTTAAATAAGAAGAGTACTGATATATCGCAGCTTGTAGCCGAAGAGGTCGGCAAGCTACTTAACACACTTCCTAAAAGACGTTTCAGGATAACAGAGGATTATTTTAGCCCCTATGTAGCTGATGCTAATTTTCTTACTTTATTCTGTACGGTAGGGGAAGTCTTTTTCCCTATTGATTATATCGCAAGCCGTATTGCTGGTGGAAAGTTCCTACTAAAGAAAACTTCAGATGATTCAGTGGTATGGAATAATCAGCAATTTAATGAGATGTTGAGTAGGCCCAACTGCTTATCATCATTTCAGAGACTTGTATATATGCACTTCGTATATAAGTTAACTACAGGGAACAGCTATATTAAATGTGCTATACCAGGAGCTTTTCATCATCTTCGTACTCCGATATACAAGAAATGCCGGAATTACTGGGTATTACCACCTGATAAGGTAAATATTGTGCTAAAGAATAATATTCCTCTTTTTGGAGTTGCTGAAAAGGAGGATATTATAGACTATTATCAGCTTCAGTGTGGTATGAATTTCACTGAACAAATAGATCCATGTGTTATTTTTCACGATCAAGATGGAAATGCTGAATTCAATGGGAATTATTTTATAAAGGGGCATTCTATACTTAATTCAGTAAAAATGGCTATTGATAATCTTATTCCTGTATATAAGGCGAGAAATGTTATTTATGTAAAACGGGGTGCTCTTGGTTTTGTTGTTTCTGCGATGAAAGATGAAACAGGAACGTTGGCCATGCAGCCAGAAGAGAAAAAGGAGCTTCTGGAAGAATATGATAATAACTATGGTGTAGACGGTGCCAAGTTCCCTTATGCTGTAAGTAGCATCCCTATTGATTTCATCCGTACAAGCCTAAGTATTCAAGAGTTGCAGCCATTCGAGGAAACTTTAAATGATGCTATTATGATCGCCGGAGCTTTAGGAGTACCTTCTGTTCTTGTTCCTCGTAAAGACCAAAGTACATTTTCAAATCAAAAAACGGCAGAGAAAACGGTATATACTTCTAAAGTTATACCAATGGCAAAACGATTCTGTGAGGAAATAACACAGATGTTTGGCTACGACCGTGATGGCTATTATATAGATGTTGATTACAGTCATGTTGACTGTCTGCAGGAAGGTCAGAAAGAAAAGGAAGAAGTTAGTACAATTGTTTCTGAACGTGCCATGACAGAGTTTATGAATGGTGTTATAACCTTGAATGATTACAGGGCACGTATTGAAGAATGTAAAATCGAGATTCCTTTATTTGACAAGCTACTTTATGAGATGTCAAATGAGGAACGCGAGATAGTAAAATCAATTATTAGTATAACTAAAAAAGAAAGTAACAATGGACAAAGAGTTGAAAAGCCTTCAACTGAAAACGAAGGCAAATGATGTTGATGAAGAGAAGGGGATTGTTACGATTGCCGTAAATGGAATCGGTGTTGAAGATTCACAGAAAGAAACATCTGCGAGTGGTTCGTTTAATAAAACGATTAATGAGTTTTTCTTGAAGCGTGGAAAGCATTTGCTTGACCATGATAAAACGAAACTTATAGGTTGCCCTATTGAAGCGAAAGAAGAAAACTATAATCTTGTGGTTGTATCCAAAATGAATCTAAACAAACAGATAGCAAAAGAAACTTTTGAGGACTATAAGTTATACGCTGAATGTGGGAAAACACTTGAGCACTCGATAGGAGTAAAGGCTATTCGAAGAGACAAGGATAATCCCGGTCTTGTTTTGGAATGGTTTTTAGGCGAGGTTTCAACTTTGCAGGCATGGGGAGCCAATCCTCAAACTTTCTTAGTTGGTATCAAGAGTGATGATTCCCTTGATACACAGCGTTCCAAATTAACGGCTTCTTTAGAGTTGATTCAGAAAGCATTAACAATGCGCTATTCAGATGAGCGCTTAAATGATTTGGATATGAAGTTAGGATTAATAACAAAAGCTCTTACAGGTGAATCTACTATGGTCACTTGTCCGGAGTGTGGGCATAGTTTCGATTATGACCAACAGGCTGAATGTACATTCAGTAACCAGGTACTTGATTTGGCTGCCATGTATCAACGTTGGATAGTTGAAGGTGTAGTAAGAGAGGAAATGGATAAATTAAAACCTGAAATTCGTACTCAGGTACTTGCTGTTCTTGATGCTCATAAAAGTATGAAGGACGATTTACAAGTAAAAAGCATTGAGGATATTGTCAGTTATGTACGTTGTCCTCATTGCTGGAGTAGAGTCTATAGAACTATGATTGCTAAAGTTGCAGATACCAAATCTGAAGATCCTGTTGCGCCGTCGAACGACACCCAACAGGGAGTTAAGGAAGAGGGAAAAGAGAAGCACGAAACGAATCTCTCACTTGCTGCAAAAATTGGCTCATTATTATAAAATCAATTTAACCTATTGTAAAATGAAAAATTTTATTAAAACTGTAATGGGATATAAATCCCTTTTGTTATTCGCTGTCATTGCGATTGTTGGTATTGTTATGTATTTCTTTTGTGGAGATTCTACATTAGGAGTACTTGTTGCTACTCCTATTCCTTTGATTAGCTTTGCTAAGAATGAAAAAGATTTGACCGATGAGGAAAAATCTTTGCTTGGTACAATCCAATTAAAGTGTAAAGAGGTTTGCGATGAATTTGTAGGTGGTTTGATGGATAAGGCTGCAATAGAAGCCAAGTTTAAAGAGATTTCAGACAGTCTTGCTGATACCTTAAAAGGATTACCCAACTTCGATAAAATACAGGAATCGTATAGAGAGCAATCGGAAAAGGTTACTGCTTTAGCAGAAGCATTTGATAAAATCAAAGAGAATGGTGGTATCCTCACTTCTGTTAATGCTGTTGAGAAGGCTGTTGGAGATTTCCTCGATACCCCTGCTTGCCAAGGATATTTCAGCGGTCGTGAAAAATCTTCTGGTAGTCTTAATCTTGATTTGAAAGGCTTGGTTTCTGTTTCGAATAGTTCTAATACTCCGTTAAGTAATAACCGTTCAACTGGGCGTGTTGTAACGGCAATTCATGAACAGAAATTAAACCTTCGTGATTTGATGCTCGTAGAAACTGGCGATCCTGCTGCATTGTCTATTTCTTACGAACAGGTCTATGATTTCGACCGTAATGCAACAGTAGTATCTGAAAATGGTATGCTTTCAGAATCTTCTTTGAAGTTTAAGGAAGAGTTTACGAACGTAAGACGTGTCGGTACCCATATGAATCTTTCAAAGAGATTGTTGAAAGCAAAGAGTTATGTCGTGTCATTCATTCTTAACCGCCTTCCATTGTGGGTTAAAACGGCAGAAAACTTCCAAATCCTGTTCGGTGATGGCTCCGGTGATAACTTGAAGGGTATTACCACTTACGAAGGAGTTGAATGTGTGTCTAAGTTCATCAGTGGCACATATACTACTATTGCTGCCGGTGCTATCGAATCTATTGAGAAAACGACTAATGGTAGAGCTGTAATCGTTCTTGCTGCTGCAAATGATAAGATCATTGATAATATGAAAGTTACTTTTGCCGGTGCTACTGTTGAGACAGGTTTGAACGATACTTTCACGATTCATAAGATGAATGATCGTAAGTTTGCAATTGATTTCGATTATCAAGGTACCGAAGAATCTATCAATAAGATTACCGGTACTGTGAAGAGTGGTATGTTTGGCTCTGTTGAAGATCCTAACTACAAGGATGCTGCAAATGCTATTTTTGCTGTATTAAACTTCGGTCAGTATTACCCTAATGCTTTTGTATTGCATCCGTCTACTGTGTTCACTATTTCAACAGCAAAAGATACTACTGGTAGAGAACTGAACCTTATCGCAGAAACGAATGGTCAGAAGTCAATTGCTGGTATCCCTATTATTGAATGCAACTCAATGGGAGTTGGTAAGTACTTTGCCGGGGATATGGTGAACGGATGTTCATTGATTGATTACACTGCACTTTCTATTGAGTTTGCCGATGATGTGAACACTAAATTGAAGAACATGACTACTGTTATGATTCAAGAGGAAGTGATGATGCCTGTTTATATGCCTTGGGCTTTTGCTTATGGTGATTTGGACGATGTTTTGAACGCTATTAAGAAAGCCTAAGATTATGGAAAAGTACATTATTACAGGCCAGGACAAAGAACTGATGCGTGTAATTCGTGAGCAACGTATTCGTGTTAGTAGGGGGTTGATAACAATCACCCCCATTTCCGAGTGTGGTCTTGTTACAGAAGAAGATGCTCGAAAGACATTGGAATGTATGCTCACAGAGAAGGATGCGAAAATCGGTGAACTTACTGAATCCATTACGGAGAAAGATAAAGCTATTGTTGAACTGACAGATGAACGTGATACAATGAAAGCTCGTATTGCAGAACTTGAAGCCTTGGTTCCTTCTGATAACAAGAATCTTCCGGATGCCGACTCGAAAGAATTGCCTGTTGGAGATGCTAAGGAAGTAGCAATTGTTGATGATAAAGCCGTTTCCGGGGAAGATGAAAAGAAGACCGGAAAGGGTAAGGTTTCTAAATAACTATCGCTATGCTGATTGATGTTTCATATTTTACGTCAGGTCCCAGGCACATAGAAAACGCTTCGGTTGCTGAAATGCCTTCACCCAATTCTCTTGCTGTAAATGAAGTGATAAACGGGTATATCAAGGCATTTCAGTCCGAATTTCTTCATTCTGCTGTCGGTTTTAGCCTTTCACAAGCTATTACTGATTACTTGGAGATCATAGAACAGGAAAAAGAGGATTCTTCAGATGAGGTTGAAATCTCGGAAGAAGATGAATCTCAATCCGGATATGCACTTTTATGTGAAAAGCTAAGTGAACCGTTCGCCGATTATGTGTTCTTTCACATTTTACGCGACATGAATACACAGGCTACTATCACCGGTCTTGTAAGATTGAAATGTGCTAACGAGTATATATCTCCGATCAAGAGACAGGTTAGTGTCTGGAACAGCATGGTGAAGAAGAATCGGCTCTTTGTAGAATGGGCTATGTCTGATGATTGTCCTTTTACTGGTTTGAAGATTCAAAAGAATCTATTAACTCCCATTAATACTTTCAATTTATGATGTACTTAGATATAACAGAGCTGTTTGAAGAAGTGGTTAAAAAACTTCCTGAAGGTCTTGAAATTCTCTATCCCAATGGGAAGGGGGGCACTAAGGTTGTGAAGTCTCCGAAGTTGAATTACATCTTTGGTAACAGTCAATATATCAAGGACATTTTAGATGAATACAGTCAGTCTACTACCCAGTCAGAAAAGAAATTTCCACTGGTTGCGCTATTTACTCCAATAACTGAAGACAGAGGTGATCCGGATTATTTTTCTAAGACAAAAGTTTCGTTGATTATAGCTTGTTCATCCTGCAAAGAGTGGAGTAATGAGGAGCGTAGAACCACATCTTTCAATAATATTCTCCGGCCAATCTATAAACGTTTGTTGGAAGTATTATATGAAGATTCCCGGTTCGACTGCGACTGTGACGAGAAAGTGAAACATAGTTATTCAGAGAATTATTCGTATGGTAGATACGGAGCCTATACAGATTCCGGTAAGGCTGTGAGCGAGCCCATAGATGCCATAAACATACGCTCGATGGAAATAAAAATTAATAATCTTAATTGTAGAAGAAAATGAGAAAGATTAGAACATGTAAAGGTGGCCGGATGAATACAGGTAGTTCCGCATGTAAAATCGACTGGAAGAAAGTCAAAGGTGCTATAATGGCAGAACATGGCGTGAAACTTCCTGCCGATCTTACAAGTGAGAAGTTACTTGAATTATGCCATGCTGACCGCCCGGATCGTATTTATCCTATTTTCCCATTCTTGGAATATGCTTCGAATGGAGGTGATCCACAGGTAAATGCGACTGGTTATGGTGCAAGTGAGTACAATGGGCTTAATGCTCTTACAGATACCTTTACTTTGAAGAGTTTCGACGAAGTTTTGAATGCTCAACTTTTGAAGTGTGCTAACAAGGGGTGGGACGTGTATTTTTGGAATCAAGATAACACATTGATTGGCTTTAATGATGGTACAGATGTGTTGGCTGGCATTTCAATGTCTTCAGTTTATCCGACTGTAACCCGTTTCCCGACAAGTGGTGCAAAATCAACTATGACTGTAAGTTTTGCTCATGAGGATGCAGAAGAAAGCCTGTTGAATTTTGATTATGTGCAGTTAGATTTCAATCCTAAAAATTTCTTGATGGGCTTGGTTGATGTCGTTTTTGAAAAGACTGAAACGGAAAATGCCTACAAGATTATCGAGAAGATTGGTGGCTACGATCGTACAGAAGAATTCGGAAGCCTCATCGCTGATAGTGCTGCCGAGGTTATGAATAATACAACTTCTGCTTCTTATGCTGATGGTGTAATAACCATTGTTCCAAAGGCTGGGGCTGTTCCATCTTTGAAAGCTCCTTCTGTGTTGTTTGAAAAGGGAATTAAAGGTATTGAGCAAGTAGCATGAAAACAGATGGCGTAACGTTCGTTGATTCCGTTGTTAAGGATATGACGAAGGAAGAATTTATTGAGGCTCATATCAATGTAGTATGGCTGAACTTGAAAGAAGATAAGCGTAGAAAGAAGCTTTCTGATGTGTATGATACCATGACTAAATAACCAACGGGCTGGGATGTAAAATGCAGCCCGGCCCGTTTTATTATTCATTATATGGCAGATTTCGATAAGGTTTATGACGTGATTCATTCCATTGCTTCCGGGTTTAAAGAAGAGTGTGTCAAATGTATGGAGGAAAATAAGAATGTGCTTATTGACTGCATACAGGAACAGCTATATAGTGGTTTGGATGGTACCGAACATTTATTGAATCCTACTTATGACAACGACACTTATTTCAATGAACCCGGTCCCTGGCAAAATCAAGCAGAACGGTATAAGTCTTGGAAAGAGAAGATAACTCCACCTCTTAGAGGTGAGATGCTCTATTTGCCACCGCGTCCGGTCGAGGTACCTAACCTTTTTATTACCGGTACTTTTTATGATAGCATTTTTGCGCAGAAGATAGATTCCGGATTACGTTTTGAAACAAAAGGTTTTAAAGAGGGGCCATCTATTGAAAGAAAGTATGGTGAACAGGTTCTTGGCGTTGGAGATACTGCAAAGGAGTATTTCAATATCATGTATCTCCGTCCATGGTTAGAGCGTTTCTTTTCTGAATGTGGGTATCGGTAGGCTATGGCTTGTGGATGTGAAATAAAGAAAATACAAAGTGAACTGGATCGTATCAGTGAACTTGCAAAGAAAGCGGCCATCTTGGACGGCTGTATGTATGTCGTCTATCAAAAAGAGGATGGTACCTATGCTTTTGATAAGGCTGAAAATGAGATTAAAGGAAAGATTATCGAATATAGACATTACCTATAAATCGTTATTATGGCAGAATTAGTAATAGAAGGACTTGTTAAGGATGGTGAGATTCAAACATTAGTTGAACTGGACAACACTATTGAGCGTGTAAGGGCAACGTATGCCAATGCAGCCAAAGATCTTGCAAAAGGGTTAAAGATAAATGTGGATGGAATTGCCGATCTTGAAAAGTTAGGCTCTATATATACTACTCAATCAAAAAATGCGAGTTCTGCTTCTAATGAATTGACCGAAGCTCTTAGAAAACAGTCGGAAATATCCCAGACTGTGACAAAACGTATAGAGGAAAAACTGAATGCAGAAAAGCTTTCCACGGCTGAAATCAAGAAGCTAACAAAGGCGAGTGCTGATAATGCTGCTTCTTTAGAAAAAAGTGCTAAAGCAGAAGCCAACTTAACCAAAGCTCAAAATGCAGGCAATAACACTCGTAAGAAAACAGTATTGACCGAGGAAGAACGGTTAAAGCTCATCCGGACAGCTATCACTCTAACCAATCAGGAAGTACATAGTAGGGCACAAGCAAAAGAAATGAATAAACAGCTCCAAAAGGCTGTAGATGTATTGAAAGATACTGATGAGAACTATATCCGAACTCTTGCACGCCTTAACTCTACAATAGGTATTAATACCGATTATGTAAAACGTAACTCTGACCGGTACACACAACAGAAGATGACAATAGGTGCATATCGAGAAGAAGTAAAAGCTGCATGGATTGAGATACAAAACGGAAATAATTCAATGCAGAATATGGGTATTATTGCGCGTAATACCGGTAGAATGCTTCAAAGTGAGTTAGCTCCTGGAATAAGTAAAGTTGGTGCAGGACTCAAAGGGTGGGTTGCCGGGTATGTTGGTGCACAGGCTGTTGTTAATGGAGTGGTTGCGCTTTTTACACAACTTCGTGAGGGTGTAGGCTCCGTTGTTGAATTTGAGTATGCTAATAGCCGGCTTGCTGCTATATTGGGTACTACGTCTGACCAGATAAAAGAGTTAACTCTTGATTCTAAAAGGTTGGGTGCTACGACTAAGTACACGGCTTCTCAAGCCGCTGAACTTCAAATCGAATTAGCAAAATTAGGATTTACACGAAAAGAAATCTTAGATGCAACTGAATATGTATTGCGTTTTGCACAGGCCACTGGTGCTGAATTATCGGATGCTGCGGCTTTGTCTGGTGCAGCTCTTAGAATGTTTAATGCAGACACCAAGGAAACTGAACGTTACGTATCTGCGATGGCTGTTGCGACTTCACGTAGTGCATTATCATTCTCATATCTTGCTACCGCGTTACCTATCGTTGGCCCGGTTGCTAAGGCTTTCAATTTTACCATAGAAGATACTTTGGCATTAGTTGGAAAGCTTGCAGATGCCGGCTTTGATGCTTCTATGTCTGCTACTGCTACACGTAATATTTTGTTGAATCTTGCTGATACGAATGGTGTACTTGCAAAATCACTTGGAGGGCCTGTAAAAACGTTGCCTGAATTAGTCGCTGGACTACAAAAGTTGAAAGAACAGGGGGTAGATTTGAATAGTACCCTTGAAATGACCGATAAGCGTAGTGTAGCTGCTTTCAATGCTTTCCTTACTGCCGCAGATAAGATAGTCCCATTACGTGACCAAATAACCGGTGTTGATGAAGAATTAGCAGGTATGGCTCATACAATGGGGGATAATGTCAAAGGAGAAATCTATAATTTGAGTTCTGCATGGGAAGCATTTATGATTACGTTAGGACGTGATACAGGTACAATTGCTGGGCTTGTCAGTGAGTTAACAGGATTTGTGCGTTCAATGCGTGAGGTTATCGCTACATCTGAAGAACTTGCAGAGGAAAGACTTGCTAATGCTGAAAGGAGTGGTCAGCAAGCTGCTAAACAGGATAAGGAGTGGGTTAAATCGAAGTTAGAAAGTATAGATACTGTTGCCCTCCATTATCGGAAAGAGGGTGTCGATGGCGCAGAAGCTTTTGAAAAAGCAAGAGCACAACAACTTAAGGTACTTGAGAGAGCATTAGCCCAAGAAGAAGCAAGGCTGCAACTCTATACCAAACGCAATGAGAAGCAATGGGATGAGTATAACAATCGGAGTTTTTGGAAACAAGGTCTTGGAATCCAAAAGGCTACGAATACAATGATTAATGATATTAATGAATCCTTTTCCCTGGTAGAGCAACAAACTGCTTATATAGCTGGTCTTAAAGAAAAGATGGACCAAATAAAAGGAATCACTAATGACTATCAGGATGAAAATACAGAAAGTACTTTCAAAAAACCTCTCACTGATAAGGAAAAACGCGAATTGGAGAAAGCTGCACAGGAGAAATTGAAAATCCAACAGACTTACCAAGAATCAGAACTTTCCCTTATGGATGAGGGATTAGAGAAAGAACTTGCCCGTATTGGTATTGAGTATTCAAAGAAGATAGCTGCTGTTAAGGGATATAGTAGGGAAGAGATTGCAACCAGGAAGAATCTTGCTAAAGAGATGCAGCGTGCTCTTGATGAATATTCCATCAAGTATAATTCAGATCGTGAAAAGAAGGATATTGAAAACGCTCTTACTGTTGTGAAAAAAGGTTCTAAAGAGGAACTGGATTTAAAACTACAACAGTTGGAACTTCAACGTGAGAGTGAAATTGATGCAGCAGAGAAAACTGGTGAAGATGTGTTCCTCATTGCTGAAAAGTATGCAAAGAAGAAAAAGGAATTGTATGAGAAGTATGCTTCCGATCAAATTTCATTGATCGCTGAAAATGCAGCTCATGAGCAAAAGATTCGTGATGAAGAACACATCATGGATATGCTTGCGTTGAAAAAGAAACTGGCTTCTAAGCAAATTACACAGCAGGAATATGCAGCAGAGGAATACCGGTTACGGCTTGATTATGCTCGAAAGACTACCGAAGCTGCTATTGATGCCTTAGAATTGGAGCTTCAAGCTGATAACCTTAGTGCGGATGATAGGGCTAAGATTGCCGAACAGTTGCAAAAACTAAAGGCTGATCTTGCCGAAGAGGAAGCAGAAGCAGAGATTGCCGCTATCAATAGCGTTACCAAAGCAGATGAAAGGGCGCAGAAAGAACGTCAAAAGAATCTCAAAAAATGGTTGCAGACTGCATCTCAAGCTATTGGTGCAATCGGCAACCTTGTCAGTGCTGTTTATGACGGTCAGATTGACCGAATAGAGGAAGAACAGGATGCAAATGATGAGAAGTATGAAAAAGATGTAGAACGTTATGAGAAGCAGGCTGAACAAGGTGCCATATCGGAAGAGGAAGCCGAAGCCCGCAAACGTTCTGCAAAAGCTGCTACTGAAGCTAAGAATGAGGAACTTGAAAAGAAAAAGCAAGAGATTGCCCATAAACAAGCTGTATGGGAGAAAGCAACGAGTATTGCCCAGGCTGGAATAGCGACTGCACTTGCTATTACTGAAGCATTACCCAATATTCCATTATCAATTTTGATTGGTGCATTGGGGGCCATCCAAGTTGCAACTATTCTTGCAACTCCGATTCCTTCTTATGCTGAAGGAACGAAAGACGGTACTCATCCGGGCGGTAAAGCATTGGTGGGTGATGCTGGTAAACATGAGGTTGTCATGTATGCTGGTAAAGCATGGGTGACACCCGATACTCCTACACTTGTAGATCTTCCTAAAGGTGCACAAGTATTTCCGGACGTAAGTTCTATTGATTTACCTGATTGGGGTGTTCCGGAATGGGATTCTCCCTCTCTTTCTCCCACCTTTGTAGGAGTAGATAGTACTGGACAACCTATAATCTTTAACGATTATAGTGATTTGAGATATGAGATAAAGGGCTTGCGTCATGAATTACATAGTATTGGTAAGCAACAACACAAAGATGCTTGTGCCCGTGATTATAAATATTATATGCTTTCCCGGTTATGATTGAAAGACTGAATCAATTATCTCTATACGATTTTATAGAACTTTCGTGTGGTGATTGTACTGTATTACTGTCTCCCGGAGAGGAGGTTGGCGAGGTAGAGATAAAGAAACGTGCATCCGATTTGATAATAGAATACAAGAAGATAACTAATCCGTCTGGATTGAAATCTGTATTAGTTGATCGTGAGGATATGATAAAAGAGAGATCACGTGTTTTGCTTTTTAAGATTTGTATTTCTCTGATTGCTATTGATGCTTATGAAGACGTCCGGGAAACTTTAGCATTGTTATCATATGATACGAAATCCATGTCTGATGAACAAGTTAGGTCTAAAGTTGAAGAATTGTTGCGATCTGCTTTATTTGAACAAAAGAGAAGCGATGATATGCGCTCTGACGAGAAGAAAGAAAAGGCTACTCCAGAGCAAATACGTTCTTCTTTTGATGCTGAAATAGCTTTTCTTATGACTTTTTTTAAAATGAATATTGATGTCCGTAATATAAATGCTGCTGTTTATGCAAACATCGTCCATCAGGCAGATGTAGAGATAAGCATGAAGAAAAAAAGGACGTAAATGTTATATTTCATGTTGATATAGAATTAATTAAATCTCAATTACAATCAAATTATTTCAAAGGTCGTTAGTAACTCCTTTTTAGGAATCACAAACGACCTTTTTTATGAATAAAAAGAACAACGCAAACTGCATAAATAAGCATTTATGCAAGGTTTTATTGTCAGAACTTCGTACCTTGGAGACGAAGTGTGATCGGATAACTATAGAAGTATCCGAAGTAAAAGAAATGATTGCCTTGTTACCCCCCGACATAGGTACTATCATTAGTTCTATCGAGCGTTCTGCTAAAGAAATGCATGAACAAAGCATAATGCACCGGGAGTATGTGGAAAGGTGCATCAATGGTGAATCAAAGATACACCTAATGAGGAGGGCTGACAATGGACTTTGAAAAGGAATTATCAGAAATATATCCTTGGATATTACGTGTAGCGAGGAGATTTTGTAGGTCCATACAAGACGCAGAAGATTTAGCCGGTGATACTGTGTATAAAGTACTTGTAAATCGTGAAAAGTTTGATGCTTCTAAACCTTTGAAACCGTGGTGTATTGCTGTCATGCAGAATACATACATTACCCAATACAATAGAAATTCTCTTGTAAATTTTATCGGATACGATTCAGTATCTGAGAATGTTTCTTCTGATTATGCTTCCAACTTGGTGATGTTTAATGATGTTGTGTCGGCTATTCACCGATGCGCCCGTAAATCGTGCAGTATTGACAGTTTGATGTATTGTGCTCAAGGTTATTCTTATGATGAAATAAGTGAATTGCTAAATGTTCCTGTTTCAACTATCCGAAACCGTATTTCATTTGGACGAAAAATGGTATTACGAGAACTTGATTATTAATTCGTTAAAAATGGTTTGAAAAAGGCTGTTGAAGAAAAAAAAACTTCTATTTTGTTAGGCTATTACCTAACAAATGACTATATTTGCAATACCAAATAACATAAAAGTCAAACCAAAAAAAAGTGAATTATGGAAACAAAGTCTAATTTTAGAGCCAGAGTGATGAAGTATGCTCATCATCTCCTTTCAACAACAAAAAAGAGTTGGAAATATTGTCTGCTAAAAGCGTGGGAGCTTTACAGACTTGCTAAAAGAATGAGAAGTGGTGAAGTTAAATTCGCCTATGAGAAAGTGAATGGCAGTATTCGCTACGCTATCGGTACTCTTAAAAATGTTCCTGCAGGTGCAACAAATAAGGGTAAACGTATGACAAAGCCTTCTTATAAAACTTTCTCTTACTTCGATGTTGATAAGCAGGAGTTTAGAAGCTTCAAAATTGAGAACCTTGTAACCGTGTATTGATATGACTCCATTAGAATACTACTCAAAGAGAAAAGAGGATAGCAGGCAAGAGCTTGCTACCCTCATGGCACAAGCTAATCAGCTCATAGGTGATACACATAACAGCCTTAACACTCATACTAATCAAGTGAGCAATATGGGGAGTATAAAAATGCTTTCTCAACAATTACAGCAGCTAACAAGCCGTATTGAACTGGAGAAGCAAAAGGGGGATATGCTTGAAAGTATCTGCCTGACACTAACCATAGAAGGGTAAGCATATGAAAGCAACTTTATTAAAAGTCACCGGAGAAACAGTTGAAATTTCTCCGGTGAATGGGAACTGCTTTACCCTAAAAGAAGCGCAGAATTTTGTAAATGGTTTTGTTCAGGTTATTGATATTTTTCCTGATAAGATAATGATAATGAATGAAGAGGGTAAATTCCACTTTGAGTTGAATGTTGAGGCTACTCGGATTGCATTAATGAATAGATCTATTTTTCCCGATGATTATATAGCCGGTGACGCTATTGTATGTGATACCACTATGTTCCTTTAAAATCAGACAATATGAAAACAATTTATAGAGTAGAATCACCAACTGGTGAAGTCCGTGTATTGGAAGTATCTCGTAATGAGACTGGATATAATGTTTACATAGATGACTCAAATATCTGTGAGAGCATTACCGAAGAAGAACTTACCGAAGCATTAGAGAATCCTAATTTTTAAATATGAATCAGAGTTTTCCATTTTGGAAACAACTAATAACATAATAGATGAGTAATAGTATTGCAGCTAATGATATCATTCAAAATATCGACGATCTGTTAGCCGAATATCCGGTTGATGAATGTATTAGCATCTTACAGGAAGTAGTAAAACAGATAGATGTGCGTATTAAGGATTTTAGTGAACATACATAATTGATTAGTTATGAGTAAGATATTGAAGCAAGGTGAGATATATAAGTATCCCAAAGGTACCAATGTTAGAATTAAAGATAATGTACAATGCCATCAGAAATACCATGATGGTGGTACTCTTATCTTTCAAGATAGGAAATATGTAGATAAAGGGGAATATCGTGTCGGCATTCAAGTAGAATTCGGGGTTTGTTTCGATTTCCACCCAGATGATTACGAACTAATTAAACTGAAAGAGAAATGAAAAAAATTATAGCCAAATTGGTAGAAACTACCAAATACCAAAGGTTTTATGAGTTATCAGAACCGATTTATAAAGGTCGAAGATTTGGCGGTGATGTTGATATTGCAACAGAACTGCAAGAATGTAAAGATGATAGGGTAAAGCCTGATTATAAGCATCTAATTAGAACCGATGGGTGTCATATCATTTGTGTATCAGATGCACATACCCACATGGAAAGACTTGTATTCGCTGCGGAAAAGTTTTCAAGTGGATATGGTAGTTTAGGTGTTCAAATTGATGGCTCTCATACGATGATGATACACGGTGGTGATGAAAGATCTGTTTATCCTGACGAAGTGTATTTAAGACATTTGGGGATGGTTAACGGTTTAAAAATAGTTTTGGATAAATAGAATATGGAACAAAAAACTTGTGCGGAAATTATTGCCGAAGCAGAAAAAAAAATCAAGAATTCTCCAGTAATAAATGCTGCTTGTGAATATTCAGATAGTCTTAAAAAGCCTGTGACAATATATGGATTTGGAAAAATCAACTTGATAGAAGCGTTTCAAGCTGGTGCAGAATGGAATGCAAATCAAAATCCGTGGCGTAATTTCAAAGATGAACGCCCGAAACCAAACTCCCATATTCTACGAAAAATGACTCACCCTGATTATCAAGCCTACGGTAAGACAATATATTATGCTGATTTTTGGGGTGAAGATAGACCGGATAAATGGGAGCAGGATAATGATAAAGTAGTCTATGAATGGCAATATATTAACTAATAATTGTATAAAAATGAATATGACAGCAGAAGAATATTTGGAAGAGAGAACAAAGTGGTTTGAATATCTTCAGGAAGATTTAATAGCCCCCAACCATGCAAGAATTGCTACTGCGATGGCACGATCTGAGATGAAGGAAAAAGCTATTGAATCTTATATCGAAAATTGTGAATATAAATCTGATTGGTGCTGTGGTTGTGCAGAAGCTCATGGAGCTATACTTGCTGAACCGGATGTATGTAGAGGTAAAGATTGTCCTTCTGTGAAACAATTTATAGAGAAACTTAATTCATAACCAAAAAGAAATGAACAAGGAGCAATTAAAACGAGGAAATGAACTTCAACAGTACATTGAAGACATTGAGAATAAAATTGAAGCAGCAAAAGCAGGTTTAGATTATCCTGAACATGTGTCTATAAAGATATGCTTCAATGCATACAGTCCGTATGAATTAGATACGATAATGAAAAAAGAGACAATTCAATCCTTCAAAGAGCATTATGAAAAGCTGCTTGAAGAAGCCAAAGTGGAATTTGATAGTCTGTAACCCTCAAAACAATACAGAAATGAGGTAAACCGAGTCTTACTAAGTAGGAATTAGTTCTTTTCTACATTGGATTTACCGCTTATTATTTATCTTTGCATAAAATGTTCAAATAAAACTATAAACAATGATGTACGAAGGATTAAGAATTGATTTCACTATGTGGCATATTGTAGGTGGTATTTACGGATACAAAAGATTAATAAGACTTCCTCGAAAACAAAAGAAAGCGTTAAAGAAAAGCACTTTGCGGGATGTTATTGCAAAAGATAGAAACTACCTAAAAGAATGTCCACGGCCTAAAAAAATGCCAATATTTAGTTATAAACAACTTGATTAGCATAATAAATAAGGGAGGAATTTAATAATGATAGTACAAGAGCTAATAAATAAGCTGATTCAAATTGAAGATAAATCAAAAGAAGTTCGACTGTTAAGTGCTGATCACTCAAACGATGCAATAGGTGAAATATCCATTGATGAAAATATTGTTTATTTGTTAGGAGAATAAAAATAAATGCGCATGGCTTAGTTTTCGATGCGAACCCTTTGAGAATGTGCCTTTGGAAACAAAAATCTGAAAGAGGTTAGACATTTGCCCCACAGTTGGGGCGAATTGTCGTTCAAGAATCATATATTTGTCTCAAAATACTATTTATGATACGTGAAATTATAATTGAGGCCCTCAAAAAAAGGGGAATAAAGCAGATTGAATTGGCCAGGCATTTGGATATAAATAGAAGTTCTCTCAATGCCTTTTTAAAAGGTAATGGAAAAATTAGCTTGGCGAATGTCGAAAAGTCGTTTTTGTTCCTTGGAATAGAGATGGTGTTGAAAGACAGGTAGTTATATATTGTTTTTGCAAAGCGTCATTTTCAAGAATTTAGCCAATCGGGAAACCGGTTGGCTTTTTCTTTATATTTGCCCGTGAACGTTTTAACCCTATAAAAATGCTTTGCAAATATGTTCTGACAGTAGCTGGTACCATGCATGAACTTCCTAAATCTTGTATCCGGAATTGGGATGAGATAAAACGTACGCTTAAGCGTGACGGATTCGGGGGAGTTATTAGAACATTCACATCTAAGTTTGAGTTTGTGGGAGAAGCATATGAACTACTTCTCAATGAATGGGTAGAAAAATACCTATTTGCAGACGCTCAAATTACTATATACGAAATCACTAATCAGCACACTTATGATATTATTATCAGTAGTAAACTGGATTTTGGAACATTCGATAATTCGGGTTATACAATATCCATGAATACAGTTGATAATAGTACAGCTACCCTTATTAAAGCTAATAAAGGGACGCAATATGAGTATCTTGTAGATGAAATAAAAGCAGAACATCAGTTATATTATGACAGACTGGATATGCAGAATATTTTAAATTTCTCTATTGGAGATACATATACGGTGAATCCTCTTGAGCTTGCAAATGTTTACGTTTCCAGTTATAGTAATGAGATATCCAAAGGGGGATATCTTGAATATGATAAAGGTGAAAAAGGAGTAGTTGCTGATCTGATCGATGTTCCCGCATCAGGTATTAAGGCTTATGTGGAAATGGATGTTGAGTATGAGAATAGCGGAGATGCTGAATATGCAACATTTACTCTTTCTTCTTGTGGCAATACTCAAGCAGTGAATATTAGTAAGGGGGAGACTAAAACTATAATATTGAGTATTAGCGTGAGTAAGGCTTCATTTGATTCTTATGGTCAAAGAAAGATGGTCTATTTTTCTATCAGTTTGAAAGCTTCTCATACTACTTATGCCCAAATCAATATTAAGAAGATAAAAGAGTTCAAAGTGACTTATAATTCTATTTCTGATCCGATCTATATAGATGTAATAACCCCTACAAAAGTATTGAATTGCCTGCTTAAAAGTATCAATGGAGGAAAGGAGGGAATTATCGGTAAGATTACAAGCGTTTATAATTCACGTATTGATAATTGTGTTATTGTGGCTGCCGAGAGTATCCGTGGCATTCCAGATGCAAAGCTATATACTTCTTACACGAAGTTTGTAGATTGGATGGAAGCTGTATTTGGTTTTGTGCCTGTAATTGATGGGAATATTGTTCAGTTCGTTCACAGAGATACGTTGTTTGGTACGAGTATCATTAAAGAATTTGATGTTCATCATACAGACTTTACTTATTCTGTTGATGAAAAATTGATTTATTCATCTGTTCGTGTTGGCTATGACAAACAGGATTATGATTCAATCAACGGACGTGATGAGTTTCGGTTTACAGCAGAATTTATGACTGGTGTGGATATTACTGATAATAAGCTGGAACTCATTAGTCCTTATCGTGCAGATGCCTACGGTATTGAGTTCTTAGCTCAAAAGAGAGGTAAGAACACCACCGACAATGAAAGTGATAATGACGTATTCTTTATTGGCGCTGAAGATCGCTTAATTACTCCAAGCGGGATGTGTTATAGACTCATTAGAGCAGGATGGGACATTAATGGTGTTCTGAATCCGGATAAGATGTTTAATGTGATGTACAATCAGCGTGATATGCTGCTTGCAAACAGTAAGTATATTGGTATTAGTGCCGATAAACTTAAATTTACTTCTTCCGATGGTAATAGCGATGTCGTAATTAACAATATTGCACTAAAAGATGATTTTGTTATAACTGAAAAGTTGGCAACTTGTGGAAAAGTAGGATTTAATACCTATGATGAGGTTATACCTTCTCCTGTGGATGGTATAATCACTCTTGTTAAAGATGAGTATTTATATAAGGGATTTTTGAGCGAAGCAGACGGACAAATAGAACGGTTTGACGGTTTGAAATATGAACTTATAGTGAAATCTATCTCTAAAGTTTAAAATGTTATGTTAAAAATAAGTCCTTTTACCCCTCTCTTCTTTAACCCTACTACGGATCGGTTCGGTGCGAAGAGTAAATACATTCAAAAATTTGCAAGCTCTGATATCATATTTATTGAGTTGATAGGTGACAAATCAGATGCAGCACCTGCCTTGATTATACGAGATTTGATTAATGATCGTCAGGATTCTATTGAATGGCATACGTGGAATATGAATGATAATCAGGTGATCTACTTTCACATTATCACAGGGTTGAATAGTGGTTACTATGATGTATTGGTAGGTAATTCGTGGAGTGAAATATTCAAAATCACAAATGATAATGCTGAACTTAGTGAAACTACTGTAATACAGTATTCGATGAAAGATAATCGGCAACGTACTGATTGCATTTTTTGGATTGATAGTATGCAATATTTCTTCGATTTCCGTGCTCCAGGTGGATTCAAGGATAATAACTGGTCATTCACAGTAGACAACGAACAGTTTACGACTGCTGATGGTGATATTGTAGAGCTGTATTCCCGTGAAGCTACACAGAAAATATTTACGTTAGGGAATTCCATCGGTTGCCCTGTGTGGTTTGCTGATTTTCTCAATCGAATTCTTTGCTGTAACTATGTCTATTTTGATGGCGTGCGTTATGCAAGAAAAGATGGTGGCGTTCCAGAATTGAATCAAGAAATCGAGGGACTGAAAAGTTTTATCTTCAATCAACAGTTACAGCAGATAAAATCGCTTGATCCTGTTTTGGAATGGAATAATCAGGTTGCAATGAGGCGCGTACAAGGTGACACTTATAGAAAGACGGATGATGGAGATATCCGTAGTATCAAGTTTGGTACGGAAAAGCCCATTGCAGAGATTGGAACTTATATCAATATGTCTAATGCCACTCCAAATGCTGGAACTTCTATCAACAGTGATACGATGATCACAGTGAACAGTATTCATCATTCGGGCGGTGATGAACAATCATATTGGGATTTAATCACAATAAAAACTACTGATATAGACAACAAGTATATTAACAGAAAGGGGTATGGTAAACTGGTTGTGACAGGGCTTGATAGCTTGAAAGATAATTTGGATAACGGCTCGATAAATTTACGTGCCATTTTATACACTAATGGCTCATATAGTAATCTCATTGAAGGTTATGTAATCAGTAGGGATGGAATTTGCATACTGAAAGGGATATCTTCAAAAGATATAAATACTTGGCAAGAATTTCAGCTTTATCTTGATAATGTATATGAATGTGATATAGACAATGTTGGTATGACCATTGAACTAACATGGGTTTACGATAATGATTAGGTAATTCATTAAAAGAATAATTATGACAGAAACGGAGAAACTGCAAATAGTCAGCCTTGTGCTGCAAGCGTTAAAGACAAATAGTTTCACTATAGAGCAACTTACCGCTGTGAAAGCTTTGTCTGACGATATGTATGTCGAAATTAGTGGTGGGCGGAAGATATTAGTTCAGGATCTGACTGATGCTATTTCCGCTTATATTAATAAAGACTTGGAGGATTTTAAGAATCGTATTACGGATGCAGAGAAGAATATTACTGCCGGAGATACCGAGTTGTTGAAAAGAATATGTGGTATTTCAACTAAATCAGACTCTCTTACTGATCCTTTTAAAAGTTTAGGTACGATTGATTCCCTTGCTAACTTAAAATCAAAACTCAATTCTTTATATGAGGGTAATTCCTCTATTGGAAATTACCGTTGTGTGTTTGTGCCTGGTTCTACCAGTATTCCTCTCAACATTCAAGTAGAGCGATTGGGACTCAATAATGTTTATCAGTCGTTTACATCGTGCATCCAACTTGATGTAATGAATGACAGTACGGCTACTGAAGTAACTGTAGGACCGGTTATTACTTTGTCCCGGAGTGGTGTTGTCTCCAGTGGTAACACAACTTGGGGGAAATGGATGTCAACCGAAGCAAAATTACAGGAAGCCCTTGGAACAAAAGAGACGTCTAAAAGTGATGATGGCTCTGTTTGGGGAGAATTGAAAAAACTATTGGCTGCCATAAATGTTTGTGGTAGTATTGTTGTTGACTTGGATTTCTTGAACGATCTAAGAGATTTAGACGAGGTATTTGGTACTGCCGGATTGTTTACTTATCGGTATAATGAGGATGAACGAAATGAATTCAAGGATATAAAAGGCCTTTTGGCTACTACGATACTTGATGAGAATATTTATGAACAAATACGCTATGAGTGTGGGTTCGTATATCAGAGACAGCGAAAGAACGGAAAGTGGGGTAGTTGGAGAATAACGAGCGTTACTGACTATAATGTGTCTTTATATCATGTCGATCCGAGTGATAATACAAATAGATTCACATTAGATAAGGCTATATACCTCGTTCCTATTGAGCTAAGGAACATTGGTATCAAATGTTCATTCATAGATAAAGTAGGTAAATATCATACTTATGTATATGTCGGCAGTGATTATGTACCGGACTCATGGAATGAGGTTAATACCTATGAAGATGCAAAAGGTAAAGGGTATAAGGGTACTGAAGAGGATTTCTACAAGAATCTGTCAAATATAGATATGCTTCATTTTTTCAATACAGTCCTTTATACTGATATTGATTCTGTTGTTAACTCCGGCTATTATATTGTGGCTGATGCAGACACTTATTCAAGTGATATTTTAGTTGTGTCCCGGTACGGTGAGGATGATGCCATTACCCAAATCTTCTTGTCTACGTATTATACCGGTGGTGTGTTGAAACAACGTAAGATGACAGGTGAGAAGTGGAGTGAGTGGGAAGAAATCTCCGGTGGCTCCGGTTCAGGTAGTGGCTTTTATAACGTAACTAAACTTCATCCTTTAAATACTGGCTTCTATACAAAAGAAACAGCGGTAACAGCCGTTTCCGGAGCTAAAGTCAAGGATGAAGAGAAGCCCGGCATGATTATTACTTTCGAGGAGTCTGCCGGGAAATGGAAAGATTATCGTTTTGAATCAAACGACATAACAGCTTTCGATCAGCCGGCTGCTTGGAATGAATACGGTGGTGCAGGAGCTGTGAAAGAAATTACTTTCAACGGTGAAAAGCATACTCCGGATGAAAGTGGCGGTGTATCTTTCAATGTCGAAATTCCTCAAACAGATGAAAGTTTGGATGCCAACTCAACAAATGCCATTCAGAACGCTCCTGTAACTGCTAAATTTAATGAGATTGAAGCCAATACCGTTTTCACACTCGAATCCGAGGTTGACGAGGATAATAATACTGTTAAGCTAAGTTTGAAAAACAAGTCCGGCGCAGAAATAGCCAGTACGGAATTTCAAGGCGGTACAGGCGGTGGCAGCGGAGAAACCGGTACTGCAACAAAGGTTGTCCTCAATGCTTCGGTAGATAACAGCATTATCAAAGAGGGTGGTTCTTCTCATCTTACCTATTTCTACGATCACCAATATAGTTCCGGAGATGACAAGGGCGAATCTACTGGGCAGAAAGCTACGCTTACCATACAGATGCTTCGAGGTGCTCAAACTGTGTACACAGAGACTATTAACGATGTATCTAAGGGTACATATACCCTTGATTTGAGTAAGTATTTGCTTTTGGGAACAACGGATATCTATGTAAAGGCAACAACTACCGATCCGGAAGGCAAGAAGCAGACTAAACAAGCATACACGTCCGTCAAAGTTATTACGTTATCTTTGAGTTCTACTTATAACATTGCTTCTCCTGTTGGCGGCTATGCAGCCGGTGCAACTGCATCCATTCCGTTCACCATTTCGGGAACAGGCAACAAAGTTGTCATGTTGTATGTGGATGGTGTTCAGAAAGACTCTAAGACTATTACTAAATCCGGGCAAACGAACAGCAGCTTCAGTATTTCCATGTCTGACCTTTTACCCGGTCGGCATACCGTGCAGATGGTTGCTGAAATGGAAGCTTCTGCCGATCTTACCGTTCGCTCTGAAAGTATCTACTTGGATATATTCAAAGAGGCTTCTTCTGCTCCCAGTATCGGCATGATGCACCGCTTCCCGGACGGCCGCATCTTTACGGATGATCATTTGACACCACGCCTTGAAGTCGGTCAATATGAGAAACTGCAATTCGATTTTGTTGTTTACGATCCGAACAAAACCCCTGCTGAAATGTCCGTGTACAACAATGGCACCAAGACACAGACAGTAAGTGTGCCGCGTACCGTTCAGGTATATACAAACCGGTTCACCGAGCAGGGAGAGTATGCAATGCGGTTCTCTTGCGGCAACACTGAATATGATTTCTTAGTTTATGTTGCAAAATCCTCTATTGATATCGAGGAAGTACAAGCAGACCTTGATTTAAAACTTTCGGCTGCCGGTCGTAGTAACACCGAAGAAAATCCGGCAGTTTGGACTGATGGCGAGGTAACAACCAAGTTCACCGGGTTTGATTGGAATAGTAATGGTTGGACTGGTGACTCTTTGCAGTTAACTAATGGAGCTACAATAGAGATTCTTAAACAACCTCTTGCCAATGATGCCGTATCGAACGGTGCTACGTATGAATTTGAATTGAAGTGTTCGAATGTAACTGATCGTAACGGTGTCATTCTTTCGTGTATGTCCGGTGGAATAGGCTTCCAGATGACAACACAGGAAGCGAAAATAACCGCTTCCGGAGGAAGTTCTGTCAATACACTTTTTGCTTCCGATCTGAATCTGAAAATAGCTTTCGTTATCGGCAAGAAGTCCGGTACTCGTTTGATAGAATTGTACGTAAATGGTATCCGTTGTGGTGCGAAACAGTACTCACAGACTGAAAGTATGAAGCAGGAAGCTCCGGTAAATATTACTGTATCTTCCGATGCAGCCGATATCGAGTTGCGCAATTTGCGTATCTACCGGCGTGGTCTGACTGATGATGAAGAGCTGACCAACTATATGGTAGACCGTCCGACATCAGAGGAAATGGTTGTTCTATTCCAGAAAAACGATGTTATGAATGACGACGGCTCGGATGTGGATATAGAAAAGCTTCGTGCACAAGGTAAATCTGTCATGCGCTTTGTTGGTGATGTCGAACTTGTTAATGCAACGAACAACAAAAAGTTTGAAGTACCTGTTGACGTGTATTTCTATTCTGCATATGGCAAGGAGTATGATTTTGTACTTCGTAATGCAGGACTTCGGATACAGGGTACATCGTCTACTACCTATCCGCGAAAGAACTACCGTATCTACTTTGAACGTTTCGATAAATACGGAACGACTTTGGAAGTGAATGGTGTCGATGTTCCGGACTTGATGTATTCATTCAAACCTGGCGCTAAACGTGTGGGTATTTTCTGTTTGAAGGCTGATTTCTCCGACTCATCATCAACGCACAATACTGGTGGTGTGAGACTGGTCAATGACACATGGAAGAAATGTGGCTGGCTGACACCACCACAGGAAATAGACGGCAGCGTTCGTATCGGTGTTGACGGTTTTCCGATGGACTTGTTCTACGATAATGATAATACCGGTGTAAATACCTATTTGGGTAAGTACAATTTCAATAACGAAAAGAGCGATTCTCACAATGTCTACGGTTTTGAAGGTATTGCCGGATTCAATGATTTAGCCGCTTTGAATGGCGACCGTAACAAATGTATCTGTCTTGAGTTCTTGAACAATTCTCATCCGTTGTGCCTTTTCGGTACTTCCAACATAACTGCTGAAAACTTTGCTGACGGTTTGGAATTCCGTTTTAAGCCTGATAAGACATGGGAAGATGCCGACCAAGAGGATAAAGACGCTGTAACCCGTCTTTGGACATGGATTAATTCGGTAAAGAATGACCCCGCCCGGTTCCGTGCAGAATGTGCCGATTACTTTAATGTAAACAGCTTGTTCGGTTGGTATATAATCACTGACTATTTGATGGCTGTTGACAGCCGGGCAAAGAACATGATGTTCTGCACTTGGGACGGTGTTCACTGGTATATTCTTCCTTATGACATGGATACAATTTTAGGCGGACGTAATGACTCCGTGCTGAAGTATGACTATACTATGACATGGGAAACCTTTGATGATTCTATTGGCTCCTATGCAATGGCCGGTCACGACTCCATACTTTGGAAACTTGTCCGCTCTTGGCCGGAGAAATTGCAGGAAGTTGCCGGGAATATCCGTAGTAATATGAGCACCGAGGATGTACTTGATATCTTCAATAACCAACTGATGGGTAACTGGTGCGAGAGGATTTATAATAAGGACGGAGAATACAAGTATATCAAGCCTTTAACAGAGGGTGTCACGACTTCGGAGGGTACAAAATACTATGACTATCTGTACGCCCTTCAAGGTAGCCGTTACGCTCACCGTACATTCACGATCCAAAACCGTTTTGCTCTTTTGGATAGCCAATATCTTGCAGGTACATACCGACAGGATTCATTTCCTATCTATTTTGGTTATAAGTTCTCTACTGATAAGCGCAAGGTTAAGATAACCGCCAGCGAACGTTATTATTTCGGCTATGGGTACACGTCCGGCGAACCGAAACAAAGTGGTGTTCTTGCCGAAGATGCTGGCAGTGTTGTTGAGTTAACACTTGACACTGATTTAATCGTCAATGACCCGCAATACTTTTATGGTGCATCCCGTATGTTGGGTCTTGACCTGACTAATGTCAGCCATGCGATTGTTGGTACGCTGAATCTAAGTAACTGCGTTGCATTACGAGTACTGAACATTGCTTGTACTGCTACACAGAAAACGATGAACGCGCTTTTGGTTGACAAGTGTAAGAATCTTCGTGAGTTGAACCTTACCGGGCTGCAAAGTGAAAACTTTACCTCTATGGATTTATCTTCAAATTCCAAGCTTGAGACTTTCCGTGCCGGTAAATCTGCATTGACCGGAGTATCCTTTGCACCTGGTTCTCCTTTGTCGATTTCTGTTCTTCCTGCTACCCTTCAGACGCTTGAATTACGATACTTGAGTAAGTTATCTAACGATAATCTGACATTAGAAGGTACAGCTAATATTAATCGCCTTGTTGTCGATAGTTGTGCACTGATTGACTGGCAAAGACTGCTCGCTGCGTGTGCTTCTGTCAGATACCTTCGTGTTACCGGGATTGATATGGAAGGAGACGGAACACTGCTTCGTAATCTGATGGAAATGGGCGGTGTTGATGAAAATGGCGGTAACGTTTCTTCTTGTCGTCTGGTCGGTACTTACCGTCTAACCCGTTCCATGACCGATGATGAATATTCGGCTGCCGTTGCTCATTTCCCGGAGCTGACTATCGTTCAGCCTAAGTACACAATGATCGAGTTCGATGATACGGTTGCTGATGATGCTAATATTAGTAATTTGGATAATCTGACCGGCTATAAATACGGTAACAGCTATGTAGCCAACGGCCATATTACTAAGATTCTGGCTAAACGTCACCGTGCTTTAGGTAAACAGACCAAGAAAGGCAAAATGGTGATTTGTCACCTGCATGATGCGAACTCGAATTACTATGCCGATTCAGAGAAGATATCCGATGCTACTCCTGCCAAATTGGATAGTACAGAGGGTGATATTTGGGTGTATGAGCCGCATTATTGGTATAAAGGTATCAATGACTACCTTAACAACAAGAAGTACACCTGTTACAGTTCCAATACCGAAATGCCCGATGTACCTGTATGTGATAAGGTATATCTTTCCAATATTCGCGAATCCGGGCTTTATAAGGAGAAAACTAAAATACTGATTGGTCGTGCCACCTTAACAGACAGCTATTCTTCTGACACGAATTATAGTGTTTGTGGTGTGGATGTTTCTAAACACAAACGTGTCCGTTTCCCGACCACGTTAGGAACCGGTCTGATTGGTAGTATCTTTGTTGACGCTTCCGGTAATGTGCTAAAGGATTTGACCGTTCCGAGTCTCAATAATAAGTTTGCTGAAGGCATGTATCTTATTGCAGATGTTCCGGAAGGAGCCGCTTTCCTTTATTTCACGATCTTCAACAATGCAGAATTTGACCTGGTTGTTTTATCTAACAGCGATAAGATTGAGGACATGGAGCCGGATTGGGTGGAACATGTGCCTTGTCTGACAGGTGTCGGTGAAGCAATTTCTATCGGTAATTCCCTTTATTCAGCTTTCAATACTTCCATAAGTGTTGGCAGTATGTCCCAATCCGATTTTCATTACTATGCTGAACAGCGTGGCTTGCAGCTTGTCGATTGGGAGATGCACAAAGACGTAGCTAACCTGTTTTATGCTGCGTATGGTCGTCGTGATGCACAGGATCAGTGTGGCTATGGTCAGAGTACAATTTCCCGTGTTATCGGGAATACGGCTGTTATCGGTATGCAGGATACAGTGAGTTATGATTCTGACGGTGTGCATAAGACTGAATACTCCTGGTATATCTCAAAGGATGCCGATGGCAGAATTGTCTATACCCGTACTCCTTCCAGTAACTGTTTGGGTTATGAAAATTGGTGGGGTAATAAATATGAATGGCTTGATAAGGTTACTTTGCCGAACACTAATGCCCAGGAACAGTATAAGTTAAATATTGAAATGCCTGATGGTACAGTACGTAAAGTCCGTTCCGGTGTAACCGGTGGCTATGCGACCGGTATGGTGCATCAAAAATACTGTGATATAATTGGTGCTTTTTCACAAGCAGGTAGTAGTACAACCTATTATTGTGATGAGTTTCAGCCATCGTCGGCAGCCTCTCGTGTGGTCTTTCGGTCGTACTACAGCGCGGCCCCGAACGGCGGTGTCTCGTATGCGCATTGCGGTTACGATTCATCGTATGCGTCTGCGAACTACGGTTCCCGGCTCGCCTTCCGCGGTCAAATCGAGGTCGCGGAGAGCGTTGAAGCGTACAAATCGTTGAAATCGGAATCGTAAAGCGGGAGCGAAGCGACTAAAGCGGAAAGCGTCTAACCTTGTCCTGATTTGTGCTGCTCTTTCCAAACGGCACAAATCCGGGCGAAGCCCGGCGAAAATATAACTTACTTAATCCTTTGTCAAGATGAATAAATTGTTAATTTTGTGCCCCCGTAGGTGGATTCCCCCATAGACTCGTGTGGTCTTTCGGTCGAACAACAACGCGAACCCGAACGGCGGTGTCTCGTATGCGAATTGCGGTAACGATTCATCGAATGCGTCTGCGAACAACGGTTCCCGGCTCGGAAACAATTTAAACGAATTTGCACGTTAGTGCCTAAAGAATTAATCGGCGTACGATAAAAGAGTACGAGTTACTCATCATTGAGCCGAGGGGGATGAGCCTCGTCAACAGCGACTTTTGTCGGAAAGGCGGAAAATACATCGTTGGGTAGAGTTTGGTAGGTTTCCCTTTATTGGGATTCTCGAAGAAGTTAGGCCCAGAAAATTGAAGGCAAAAATTATGCGTAGAGATGGTAATATCATTGAGGAGATAGTAACTCCTCAAAATATGGAAGAGTCTTTCTGGACAGTGTTGCGAGGTCGGAAACGCAAACGCAGCCGTTCAGGTAGAGCTCTTATTGCGCATAAAAAGGAAGTCATTGCCGAATTGACAGAAAGGATTCGCAGTGGCAAATTTAAAGCATGCAAGTTCTTTGAAAAGGAAGTCGAAGAAGGAGGAAAAATGCGTCATATCCAAATTTTTTCTTTAAAAGAACGGGTGGGAGTGCACGCAATTATGAAAGTTGTAGACGAACATTTGCGAGGTCGTTTTATACGTACTACGGCTGCATCAATAAAAGGACGTGGTACACATGATCTTTTGTGTTTTGTACGCGATTCACTTGGAAATGATGTTTCGGGTACACAATTCTGTTACACTTTTGATATTCGTAAATTTTATGAGAATGTCGATCATGATTTTATGAAATACTGCGTAACAAGAGTGTTCAAGGACAATACTTTGATTCAACTACTTTCCGGATTTGTGGATGTAATGCAAAAAGGAATAAGCATAGGATTAAGAAGTTCGCAGGGGCTTGGTAATCTGTTGCTATCAATCTTTATCGATCATGTATTGAAAGACAGGGAAGCCGTGAAGCATTATTTCCGTTATTGTGACGACGGTCGTGTTTTGGATGGCTGTAAGAAATCTCTTTGGAAGATACGTAATATCGTGTGCCAGCAGGCTACCAAAATAAATCTTGAGATAAAAAAGATTGAACGTGTATTTCCAAGCAAGCAAGGTATTGATTTCTTAGGCTACGTTATTTATCCGGATCATACTCGTGTACGCAAAAGGAACAAACAGAACTTTGCTCGTAGGCTTCATAAAGTGAAAAGCCGTAGACGTCGTAAAGAACTCATTGCCTCTTTTTATGGCTTGGTGAAGCATGCCGATTGCAAGAATCTATTTTATAAATTAACAGGCATAAAAATGAAAAGTTTCAAAGATTTAAACGTCACTTACAGGCCAGAGGACGGGAAAAAACGTTTTCCAGGCACGGTTGTTTCCATAAGAGAGTTGGTAAATCTCCCTATCATAGTGAAAGACTATGAGATGGGTATCAAAACCGAGCAAGGCGAAGACCGTTGTATTGTATCTATCGAGCAAAATGGTGAAATGAAGAAGTTCTTCACTAATTCGGAGGAAATGAAGAATATCCTCCAACAAATTTCAAATATGCCGGATGGTTTTCCGTTTGAAACAACGATTAAGACGGAGACGTTCGGTAAAGGTCGAACTAAATATGTATTTAGCTAATGAAACGAGTAGAAGGAAGTTCCGGTGTATCGCTCTTTGAGTGTGTAAATCCGGTGAAAAATAAGTGGCGTGTACGTTGGGATGTACAGCCAAGTGAGCAAGAGGGAAATGCTTCCTATATGGAAGAGGAGTTCTCTTATAAGCCTACCTATGAGGAGGTAAAGGCTATGGTTATTAGTTGGTATAATCAACAGATTAATAACGAGATCATGTCTGGATTTACCTATAATGGCATACCAGTATGGTTATCGCAGGAGAACCAGCTCAATTATAAGTCAGCCTATGATCTTGCAGTGCAGACAGACGGTACTTCTTTACCTGTGAGATTCAAATTTGGAACAGATGATGAACCTGTCTACTATGAATTTAATACCTTGGAAAATCTGACGGACTTTTATACTAAGGAGATGGTTTTTGTTCAGCGCACATTAGCTGCTGGTTGGAAAAAGAAAGATGCTGTTGATCTAAGTTTATATCAATAAGTCTCTTCTTAATAGATAGATGTAAGGTAGTCGGTTTTCGGCTACCTTTTTTGTTTTCTATAAAATTACCCCGTTTTGTAAGTCGTTAATAAATAGCCTATTAAAAGGAAATGGCTTTCCAAGATTTTTCACTTTTGACAAACCGGTTACTATACTCAATACATTTGTCTTATACAGAATATTTTATTAATAATTAAACACTATGAGTATGGGTATAAAAGTATTGTATGATTGGATTTTACAGTCTAACCGGCCAGCACATGTAAAAGCTGGAGCGTTTGTCTTTGTTGTGATGCTTGCCTTCTGTTTTCTTCTATTAAACATTGATTTCTGCAAATCAGCTATTGTCTCTTTAACGACAACTGCCATTGCTGCGATAATTGTTGAGTACATTCAGAAGAAGTGTGGATTTGTCTTTGACTGGCTTGACGCATTAGCTACTGTCTTATTGCCAGGGCTGATTACTGTGTTTTCAATATTGATAGCTTTAACTTTATGATTAATATTATGAGATGGTTATATGAGCTATTTAATGTAGATCAGATACGAATTATTTTCGTTTCGATGTTCAGCTCTCTTCTTGCCTATTTAACACCGACTAAAGGTTTCCTTATAGCTTTGGTTATAATGTTTGGATTCAATATTTGGTGTGGAATGAGGGCTGATGGTGTTTCTATTGTACGTTGTAAAAACTTCAAATGGGGTAAGTTTAAAAATGCCTTGGTCGAACTTGTTCTCTATCTTATAATCATTGAGGTGGTTTTCTCCTTTATGACCTTGATAGGAGACGGTGAGAATTCATTGTTAGTAATCAAGACTATTACGTATGTATTCTCTTATGTGTATCTTCAGAATGCATTCAAAAACTTGATTATTGCTTATCCTAAAAACAAAGGATTCCGTATCATCTATCATGTGATACGCTTTGAATTTAAACGGGCCACACCTGCACATGTGCAGAGTATTATCGACAGAATTGAAGGAGAATTAGACAAGGAGGAAAAGATATGAAAACTATTGATTCGATTATCATCCATTGTTCGGCAACGAAAGCCGGACAGGATTTACGTGCAAAGGATATTGACCGGATGCATCGGGCAAGGGGATTCAACCAAATAGGTTATAATTATGTGATCGATCTGGATGGTATGGTAGAGAATGGGCGTCCGCTTTCCATTGACGGTGCGCATTGCAACACGAAAGGGTTCTCTGGGATTAGTTATAATAAACACAGTATCGGTATCTGCTACATCGGTGGACTTGATGTGAACGGAAAGGCAAAGGACACCCGGACTGATGCACAAAAAAACGCATTGCGTGATCTTGTAGCAAAACTCTGTAAGGAGTATCCTATCATTGAATTGTTAGGGCACCGGGATACATCACCTGATCTCAATGGTAGCGGAGAGGTAGAACCGGTTGAATATATCAAAGCGTGTCCCTGTTTTGATGTGAGGAGTGAGTTTAGTAACTATTTACGTAATGTAGTAATACAGCCATGAAATTAGACAAGAAACAACGTGAAGAACTCCTTGGAACATTCATATTTGGAGTTGTGGGCTTGCTCATTATGCTGTTGGCGGGATGTGCTGCATCTAAGAATATCGACCGTGATACGCAAGTCGACTATTCTAATAACTTGCAGCAGATGCAGAACCGTATGGACTCACTTTTGTATAATATGAAGTTGATGCAGAGGGAAACAAGTGATAGACTATCTAATCTAAAAATAGAGAATACAACAACTTATCTCTCCGTACCCGACAGCACAGGCAAGCAATACCCTACCGTTATCAGCGAGACGAAAGCCAACAAGGAGGAAAAGGAAAATAAGACTACCGACACCAAGATAGAGGCTACCATGCAACGGTTTATCATGGAAGTTAACGACTTGAAGCAGCAGTTGAATACTTCCATTATAGATAAAGAGAAAGTGAAAGAGGTGTCTTGGTGGCAGCTTCACAAGGTTGATGTGTATGCGGTGCTGTTTGCACTGATAATTGTTATTTGGTTGGTTAGGTCGAGAAAGAAGTAGAAGTTTACTTGTTAGCGAATGAGTAACACGTCCCGGGTCGAAAGATTCGGGACTTTTTTATATTGTAAATGTTAAATATATACGTTCCTATATATTTTCTTCGTGTTTTTCTTGTTTTAATATATAATTATCTATATATTTGCAGAGTAAAAATGAGATAAATATATAAAATCATATAATCATGATAGCAAGAAGCAATTTTATAGAGATTCAAGCCAATCCGGCTATTCTGCATTTGCCAGCAAACAGAAATGTACAGTTTTTCTTTAATGAGAAAGAAGCGTATGATAGATGTCCATTAGGATACCGTGCAATTGTTGCCCAATGGGATATGATTCTTGATGATGCAACAGAAGAAGAACTTGCTGCATTAAGACAAATTGCAGAAGAGAGAATTATGACTGCCGAACAAGAATCCATAGATAAACATGGGACAAATTATGTAAACGATGCCCAAAGAGAATTGATACGTAGATTATATAATCATGTTGAAGTATATTCTTGTTGGTATAAGTCTGAGGAAGAATGTGAGAAAGACCTATATAAAGGTATGAGATTTAATACCTTTGGTGATGAAGTAGATGACAATTTATAAATTAATATTATGAATAAAGAGGAACTAATGAAATTTAAACCGGAGAGCGAGATGACTCTCAGAGAAATAGTCATTTCACGTAGAAAGAAAGCTGGACTTACACAGATAGAACTTGCAGAGAAATCTGGTATAACGCAGGCGCAACTTTCTAATTTTGAAAGTGGAAAAGCTACATTAAACAGTGATAGTCTTGATAAATTATTTGCTGTATTGAAAATGAAGTCTGCTCAAAGTGCAGAAGCTCAATGGGATTTAGCTGGTTTGTGTGCTGAAAGATTGAAAGAACGTGGAATCAAAGATGTTTCTTTAATTACTCGTGAAGAAATGTCGAAAATAGCAGAAAATGAGGAGATACTTCTTCTACAAATCATTAATGATAAACTGTATGACATGTATGCTTCGTCTGGAATTATAAATGAACATAATACCTATAACTATTTCCAGACTATAGTAGCTTTTAGACTTGCATGTTTAAAATAAGTAAGAGGTAGCCGAAGCTACCTCTTTGTTTATAACCCCTCCAATCAACAGCACACTAATCAACAAACGTCCAGTGGGATTACATAAAGTATTACTATCAATGTTTTAAAAAGTTTGATGAGGGTATAAAAAAAGTGAGGGGAACCACCCCCTCACTAAGTCAAACCAAAATAATCCGAATTATGTCCGTATTATCTTGATGTTGCAAAGTTACTATTTTATTTCAGATTATCAAGTATCTCGCGTATCGCTTTATCTGCATGCTTCTTCATAATCGACACATAATTGAATATTGGTCTGTCTTCTTTCATCGACTGACCGATGCAATATTCAAGAGTGCTCAATGGGATTCCTAAATCATATCCGTGTTGAACAAAGCTCTTTCGAGCGGAATAAAGTGTAAAATCATGTTTTATTCCTACTGTTTTTCCGAGTAGTTTAATCTTCCTCGCAAGCAGATTATAACATGAAACATAGTTTTTATATTTTCCAAAAATGATTTTACCTGTATTTTTGTTCATGTATTTTTTGATAATAGGTTTAGCTTCTTCAGGAATAGTAAAGGAAATTATAGATTCTCCGTCCTTGGTATTTCTGGTTTTTTTCCGGATATAATTTATTTCGTCAGTACGAAAGTCATAAGCTAACATATCAACAAGGTTCATTCCTGCTAAATAGTATGTGAGTATGAATATGTCACGTGTTACGTTTAAGTTATAATGCTCTAAATTAGTATCTCTAATAGCTTTCAGTTCTTCGAGCGTAATCTGTGTTTCTCTCTTTCGTGCAGATGGTATCTTTGCGGTGATAAAAGGATCTATGTCATAATGTACATATTTCATTTTTACAGCATAGTTTATAATCACTTTCAGCAATGTTATGTAGATATTGATTGTTGTACTTGAAAGCTTAGACTTTATTAAATATGATATATATTGATTGATCCGAATAGGAGTTATGTGCTCCATCATTGAACCTATACCTACGAATTGCATAAATTTTTTGGTTGCCAAGCTATATAGTTTGTGAGTCTTTTCGCGTTCTTCTTCATCTATCTGTGAGAGGAACTCATCTACTACATCTTCAAATTTCCGATGCCGTTCTCCAGTTAATGGATTGCTTAACATTTTGATAAGTTGAGTACACGTGAGAGAGTCTGCATATTCTAATTTCATATATCTTTCAAAGTACATATCACATAACTTTTTGATTTGTATGTTCAACATGTCTTTATCCGGGCGTCTAATCACCTTGCCATTTTTAAATTCGGAAGTTGAGTCTATAACTATATCAGTTACTATATACCTGGTTTGCGAGTTGTGAGAAACCATAATTCTAATTTTGTGTTTATCATTTGCCATTTTTTTTGCTGGCAGAATGACTACTGAAAATGTTGCCATGATTCATTATTTTTTTTATGATCGCCAGTTCTTGGACAAGAATACAGCAACAAAAACTGTATTTTGGACAAGAATCGGACAAGAAAATAGCGTCAAAAGTGACGTTTTAACTCTCAATTATAGGTACTAATGAATATGAAAAAAGTATGATTCTTAGCAGTAAGTAGTTGATTTATAGTAAATAAAAAAGTGCTTCCTTGTTCGTCCGCCGACGAGGAAGCACTCAACACAAAAACTAAACTAGACTTAACTAAACTATTCTATTCTCGGAATTTCACAATCCCTTTCTGTTCGTTGCAAAGGTAGGGATAAAACAGGTTTTGGCAAACTATAATCGACAAAAATCTCGTTTTTACCGATAAAATAGGGAATCA